AGAATCTACATCTGCACCAGCCCATTTGTATATAGCTTGATCATCATCGCCGGCAATAAAAGAATCTTCTGTTTTATTCCATATTGTTCTAGCCATGTCCCACTGCATTAACGATAAGTCTTGTGCTTCGTCAATAAATACTACATCAAATTTTGGTGACTTGTCAGACTTTGTAAACTCTGTAATCATGTCATTAAAATCTATTAAGTTATATTCTTTTTTGTATCTGGTTAATTCATTATCTATAATTCTTAATGTACTTCGTTCTAAATCTTGTGTGTGTTCATGTAAGTCAAACTGTTGTTCTGGTGTAATGTTTCGTAGTTGTGCTAATTGTATGATACGTAAATACTCACTGTCAGAATTAAATGCACTACCTTGATCTTCTTGATAATCTGCATAAGTTACAGGAAAACCTAACTTCTTTCCTAAATCTTTGTAATGTCTTTGTTGCATTACTTGATCTTTTTTTATTCCAAGTTTTCTAAATGCCAGTGAGTGTAGTGTTCTAAAATATGGTAAATCATCTTCTGTAAGATTAAATTTTTTAATTGCTCTGTCTCTTGCTTCGTATGCAGCTTTCTGTGTAAATGCAAAGTACCCAACTTTATCAGGATCAGTATTTTTTAAATAGTCATCTACTTTGTTTAACAAAGTTGTAGTCTTTCCTGTTCCTGGTGGTCCTAATACTATTGTTCTCATAATTTTTGTAGGGGCCCGAAGGCCCCTATTATTTTATTTATTTGTTTTAAAATCTCTAAAGACAATCGGTTTAAATTTCTTTAACCCTTGATTATGTCTATTATAAACTTTATCTATTATATCTAACCATTCTTGACTGTTAGTAGCACCTTTAAATTTAGCAGATAATTTAACTACCTTTTTAAAAAAGTGTGTTCTATTAAATCCAGAATGACTTAAAGCATGTAACAAAGAATAATAAAAAAAACTATTTTTACATTTACTAGAATCTATTTCAGATAAGATTTTGTTAATATATTTAATAGTTTCTTCTGATTCTTCTTTATCAGCTACTTTAAAAAGACCTCTATCGAAGTCTTCTTCTTGAGCCCGTTCTCTTCTACACGAGTTATTTAAAAGAGTAGTGGTTACAGAAAATTTATTTTGTAAACCATATTCTTCCATAAAAGAACTATAATAAATATAGTCTTCATTACCTTTCTCAACATATTTGTTAAGAAAGTTTTTACTAACCCAGTTAGAATTATCAGTGTTAATATCACTAATATCGTCTGGTCTCATTGATTTAACTACAATAAAACGAATTGATTTATTTAATTCACTTTTTGCAGCAAAACGGTGTTGTCCATCAAAGATAGGATATTTACCGCTTTTGTCTAAAGATCCAACAAGTATAGGAATTTCTTTTAAATCTCTTCTACTTATTTTTTCTTTTAGACGGTTAACATGCGAACGATTGATTGCACGATTGCCCTTTACGAATTTAAAAAGTTCGTAATTACGGGTTTCCTGAATCTCGCCCACGCTTTGTGTCGCGTTCATGTGTTTCCTTTGTGTTGGCATCGTCTTTGTTCACGTGTCGATGTTAAACGTGATTTTTGTGTGTACAAAAATTTCATTAATACGGATCCTTTGGTTTTAATTCTTTTTGTGTATAATCATCTGTTTTTTTATCAAATTGTTTTACAACAAATACAGATATTCTTTCTTTACCAATACGTTTGTCATCACAATTGCATGTTTCTTTTAACATTTGTGCTGTACGTGAGTATGGTACATCCCAACGTTTTCTAATTAAAAACTGATTATAAAATTTATCAAATATAAAATGATGATAGCCGTCTTTAGTTAGCACACCACCACGTTTTAAATCTTTTATGTCAGACCCTATATGTCTATCTAAACAAAATTCTTCTAAATGATTTTGTAATTGATCCTGAGTAGTCACTCCTTCTGGTGGATCTATTGGTTCGTGATTCTTCATCAGTGGATTTATTATCATGTCCCAGTCTTTTGGTTTTACTGTTGGTGGTTTAAAGTCTAGCTGTTCCATACATGCTTCCTGGAATAGACTTTGTTGTTTTAAAAATTTTACATTTTCTAGATGTAGTCGTTCTCCATCTACATTAAGATAGTAGTATGGTTTTTCTAATTTAATTTTTTGTAAGTCAGTCAGTGCAGGAAATACTATCTCTTCACCAATACCAAACTTTCTTTCTCTACATAGTTTTTTATCACATAGATTACACATAGGTGTGTCATTACATTTGTATCCCCATTCTTTTTTATCATGTTGTCTCTTAATTATTTCTACTTCAGATTCACTTAATGGTGTTGTTGATGCTGTTGCATTAAACAAAGTCATTTTACTTTTCCATTCTGCTGGCCATTTTTTCTTAGCATACACACCAAAATGAAACATAGAATTGTTACGACCACCTTCTGGTATTTTATTCATAGCCATAAGTTCTATACATGGTGGTGCATCAGAGTATTCTGATTGTGGTCTTTCTATTTTTATTTTTGTAATGTCTTCTTGCTTAACTGTATTATATATCGTGTAAAATTCTTCTAATGTTGCAGCACTACCATCATCTTTAAATGCATATCGTGTTGTATTGTCACCATTAAAGTATGGTAAGTTTAAAAAATTTCCTGTATCGTCTGATGATTTTAATTGAATTTGTTTTGGAAAAACTTCTGATCCGCCGTATCCTAGTAATGTTTTTATCTCCGTTAGTTTGTCTCTCATTCTTTCTGCTGCTACCGGTTGTTCGGAGAAAAGAAAGACATGTGCTCCTCCACTCTTTGACCTACACACAGCCAAAGGCAGTTTAAATTGTTTTATTTTATCTATTAATTTTTTGTGATCAAACCCTGCATAAGAATCTATATCTACACAGCCCCACACACACTGATTATCTTCGTTAATAGGTATAATCCCAAGACTCTGTGTACCATTTAAATGCATGGTCCACAGTTCCGTGGTCACTGGTTGACGTACTACAAATGATTGTCCTTTTAATTTGACACCATTCTCAGCTGGCGTACTTACTTTAGTACAACCATGCGCTCGCTCCAATCCTTTAAATATTTTTTCAAACATATTTTTTAATGGGCGCTTCCACTCTCGCTTTCACGCCCACTCCTAGGATTCGATTAGTATGGTGATGCTTCTTTAGTGTCTTCTGATCCGTGTTTAACCTGCACTTCATCTTTACCAACACTTTGAGCAAAAGCTTTGGCCATTTCGTAGACAGCTTTGTCTTCGACTGGTCCCATCTTTTCTACTTCCCATCCAAACCATGTTCCTTTGTCATTAGACATTTGCACAGTTGATAGATTATAAATGTGGCTGTATGTAGGCGGTGTAAACAAACCATTTTTACCTTGTAGCTTGATACCCATCATTAATGAATTCCATTTTCTACTAACTTTAAGTTGTGTAGATTTCATAGAAATCAAAGCTGTTGATGGATTATTACCAAGAGTTAATACAAAGTGACTTGCAGTGTTATCAAGATAATTACCATTTGGTAATCTATCTTTATAGTCTTTACCTCTTGTGGTTTGACTAACGATATCACTATCTGCACTATGAATTGCAACAGGTGCACCACTGCTGGTACCTCTGTCTTGCCATTCTATGTATTGTCTTTTGTAATGACAAGGTACAACACTAATTTTATCAAACAATTCGTTTGTGACAGTGTTGATTATTTTGCCAGGCTCTGCGCCTTCGACATATTTACCATCTCTTTTGTTTACTTCCGGAGATAGTTGTCCCAAAATTTTTAGGAAAGGTAACGCAAGATCTTCCTGCGATATATTTTGAGCACCTTGGTTTGCATCAGCTTCAAACATATTGACTGCTAATGCTCCTTGTTTCTTCTCTGTTACTTGGTTCATGTTTATTTGTTCCTTTTTATTGTTGTTTTATTTCCAACGAACACGTTGAAAATTTCCGTTGGCATTGATTTACCTGCCTCTAAACGTTCACGGACTAACGCTTTGAGAGTCATGGGCTCAACCTTCAACTTTTGTGTTGGTTGATACCCACGCTCTTCTGCAAGAGCAGCATAATCAGCTGCCTTGTTATCCTCGTTACGACCAAATGATACGGATATCTCGTTTTTGATTATATCACCTAAGCCATTTTCACGAAGCCATTGAAATGCTTTCTCTCTGTTTGCAACAGAAATATTAGCACTATAATTTGGTTTAACATCTACTGTCGAACCATCTATTAATTTAAGGTGGGATAGTCCCATCTCAGACATCATAGTTGGAATTACTTCTCCAGAAATGTGATCATGTTTTTGTTTTAATAATTTTAGTTTTTCTTCTGCATTATCTATTTCAGAAGATACTCCCTCTAATCTTTCTACTTGATCAGCTAAAGATTGTAAGCTGGTTGTTTTTTGCAAAACATTTTCTTGGTCTTGTTCAAAGTTTATTTCTTCTTTGAATTTTATTTCTTGTTTAATCGACATCTATCTTTCCTCTTTCATATAAGTTAATTTCAATAGGATAATATTTTCTTTCTTGTTTATCCCATTTTAATAGTTTGTATTTACCATTAGTCATGTCAGAAACTATGGAACATGCTACTCCAATAATTGCAGGATCACCAGTTAATAATAAATAATCGTCCCTAGTAAAATTTTTTAAACCTTTTCTAAGTTTAAAAATTAATGGTCCAGGCGAAAAAATTATTTGTGATAACTCTGGTAATAAAAAAATAAAATCATTGGTTGTAGAATAAGAAGCTGCACCCATAATATTTATTTTAGGTCTACCATCAGCACTACCAGCAATTTCTTGTATTACATAAACCTTTTTTTCTTTCATGCTTGACAATATAGGTCTTCTTCATTATATTGTCAACTAGAAAGAAGAAAAACTATGAACTATAAATTTAAAACAAAACCATATAAGCATCAAATGACTGCTTTAGAAAAGTCGTGGAACAGAGAAACCTTTGCCTATTTTATGGAAATGGGTACCGGTAAAACAAAAGTTTTGATAGACAATTTAGCTATGCTTTATGATAAAGGCAAAATTAATGGCGCTTTAATTATTGCACCCAAAGGTGTTGTAGGAACTTGGTATAATAATGAAATACCAATGCATTTACCTAGTCACATAGAAAACGTTCCTGTATTGTGGCAAGCTAATATAACTAAAGGACAATCCAAAAAATTAGGCACTTTATTTAAAACTGGAGAAGAACTTCATATATTGATTATGAATGTAGAGGCTTTTAGTACACAAAAAGGAGTAGATTTTGCTAGAAAATTTTTATCTTCACATAGAACATTAATGGCTATTGATGAATCTACTACAATTAAAACACCATCTGCTAAAAGAACTAAAAATATACTTAAATTAGCAGAATCGTCTGTATACAGAAGAATAATGACAGGTTCTCCTGTAACTAAAAATCCTTTAGATTTATTTACGCAATGTGAGTTTTTAAGTACATGGTTATTAAATTTTCAATCTTATTATTCTTTTAGAAATAGATATGCACAAATGAAAACATTACATATGCATGGTAGACAAATAAAAGTTGTAAATGGCTTTAAAAATCTAGCAGAGTTATCTGAAAAATTAAAACCTTTTTCTTATCGTGTATTAAAAGAAGATTGTTTAGATTTACCAGATAAAATATTTATTAAACGTCAAATAACATTGACTCCTGATCAACGTAAATTATACGAACAAATGAAAAAAGAAGCTATGGCTATTTTGGAGGGTAAACAATCTACAACTGTAAATACTTTAACTCAGTTAATGAGATTACAACAAATAACTTGTGGTCATTTTACAGCAGATGATGGTTCTACTAAACCCATTGTTAACAACAGAATTACAGAACTTATGGATGTGTTAGAAGAAACCGAAGGTAAAGCTATTATATGGGCTCATTATCAATATGACATTACAGAAATAATTAAAGCTGTGTCTAAAAAATATGGTCCGGGATCCATTGTTGACTATTATGGATTAACACCTCAAGAAGAAAGACAACCTAATATTAAGCGTTTTCAAGATGACCATAAGTGTCGGTTTATTGTTGGAACGCCCTCTACGGGCGGCTATGGCATTACTTTGACGGCTGCAAACACCGTAATTTACTATTCTAACGGATATGACTTAGAAAAGCGATTACAATCAGAAGACAGAGCACACAGAATCGGCCAAAAAAAATCAGTAACTTATGTTGATTTAATGGCGGACGACACTGTGGATGAAAAAATCGTGAAAGCTCTACGAAAAAAAATAAACATAGCATCAGAAGTTTTAGGAGAAGAATTAAGGTCATGGATTTAATAGGATATATACGCGTACCGCGCTGTAATTTTTAATTTACTACTTTACCACCGGACCACTTCATTTCTGGTAGTCCTTCGGTGTATTTTTTTCCGTCAAAGGTTAATACTTGTTTTCTATTTGAATCTGATTCGTGATAACTTATGTGGACCCAGCCCCCTGCCGGGTCGTCTTTGTCGTAGTACTCCATGATCAATTGATCGAAGTCCACGTTATTTTGTAGCCAGTAAGCTGTCTGAATATTTGGTACGCCAAAAATTTCTAGGTCGCAGGCTTGGCCCAGCGCGTGCTGCGAAGTTTTTTTGCTGCCGATAGCTTCACATAATGCTTCACTACGATAGCCGCTGGTAATCGTAACAGGTTTGTCAAAGTGTGCACGTAATGGCTCAAGAACTTTCCAACATAAATCACCTAAAGCTTTAATTTCACCAGATCCTGGTGTGTTGTCTATGCCCTTACGTTGAGCAGTCATTGACTTGGTCATTTCTTTTAAACTAAAGTGTTTTGAAAGTTGCATGAAAAATTTTTTAATGTGTGTTAGTTAATAACATAAAAATCATATTAGCCATACCCATTATTAACATACCTGCTGATACTAATACAATTTTTTCTAATCTACTTATTTGATTTTCTATTTTATTTATTTTATCATGCGTCTGCTTTTGCATAATTCTACAAAGCTTTTCATGATCTTCTATTTTTTGTAATGCGTTTTTACTCATTATGTTCTACCTGCTATTACCTTTTCCGTTGGTGATAGTAATGCTTCCTCTGTACGTGTCAAGTTAGTAATTGGGTTTTTTTGTGCCATATTTGTAACAGTTTGTGCAGGCATTGGAGTTTTTGGTGCTGCGCCTAAATCAATTAAATTATTGTTTTGTGGAACAGGTTTTGCGCCAGGCATAAAGTCTTCTAAACTAAAATTTAAATCTTCATATAAACTTTGTCTTTCAAATGCATCACGCATAGCTTCAAGCACAGGTTCTGCTTGTAAGAATGGATTAGGTTGACCCGTTTCTAATGCAATGTCTTCAAATCTTTCTTGAATACGTTCACTAGGAAAGAAAGGTCTAAATTCACCAAACAATAATTCATCAACTAGTCTTGGCGAAATATTTCTTTTTTCAAATAACTCTTCTACATCCGTAGGACTTACACCTAATGTGTTTGCATTTTTAACATGATTTAACATTTCTTTATTTACTTCAAATAATGCTTTGTTAGCTACAAAAAATCTTTCAATTACATCTTCCGGAGTTTTTACACCCCCTTTTAACAATCCCTCTACACCTCCTGTAAATTCTTTTGTTGCTTCAGATCTACCTGATCTAAAATCGTATATGTAAAAACCTAAAGCTTTTTTAGGTTCTACTTTATTTAATCTCCATCCAAATATTCCTGCAACTTCTTTTGGAAGTTCATAAATCTCTCCTGTTTTACCTGGCTCACCAGTTATAGATTTAATTGTTCTTTCAAAAGGTTGAATAGATGGTAATAAAGTTTTACCTAAATGTTTCATAATTCTTTCAATTTTTTCTGCGTCAGGAGTTTCATCTGTGTAAAGTCTAACACCTTCTCGTGTTTGACCACCTCTACCATAAATATCCATAAAGGCTTCTGTGTAAATAGATTCTGATACAAATGGTTCTGCAGTTTGTCCAGCAGCTTTAGCTATACCTTCGACAAAACCTTTCATTAATATTTCTTCGTCTTCAATACCTTCTTGTATATTTCTAAGAATTGTTTGAAAAGGTCTAGTCAAAGTATCGTAAACATTATTTCTACTGTAATCTATGTAATATAATTCATTAGTTTCTGGATCTCTTAAATATATTTTTTGTGAATCTTTTGCCCAAGGTGCAACAAAATCATTAGCTGCATCTGCTTCGTCATTACTTACGCCAAATATAGCTTGTGATCCTTTAATAACTCCGTATGGAATAATAGCTGTTGCTGCTGTCATACCAATTAATCTTTTAATTCCTACATCTTTTAAAGGATTGGTACTTTTAAAATAATTCATGCTTCCTGTTTTAGGATCAGCAATTTCTTTCATTGCTTGTTGAGCAATACCTGTACCTGTTCTAAATACTTCCGATGGCCATGACATAAAGTTTCCAAATGGAGACATACGCATAGCTCTTACAAACTCACCTACATAAGCATAGTTAGGTACAGTATTTCTTACAATTTCAGCTGCTCGTTCTTCCATTTGTTCTTTAGAAAGTTTAAGTAATTTGTCTTTATTTAATTTAAATAATCTTCCGTACTCAACTTCAAAGTTTAAAATTTTCCAAAAATCATCTTCAGCAACATAAGCGTCTTGCAAAAATTTACCTGTTTTTTTTACACCTTTACCAACAGCTCCTAAAGAATTTAACATAGGTCTAAGAACACTATCGGTTGCAATATTACCGTCGCCAAATCTTACGTCTTTCATTAAATTTCTAAGATCACCAATTCTTGTATTAGTATTTGTTACACCTAATTCTAAATATCTTCTGTATCTTTCCATAGATAATGGGTTTCTAATTCCTACTTGAACTGATCCTCCAGCTCTTTGCATAGCTTCTCTTAATAATCTAGGTTCAAATAAAATACCATTACCTAATGCAAACGCACCAGAACTTAAAAAGTTTCTTATGTGTGTAGGTATAGATAAAATAGTTTTAGCATATTGTGCACCAGCTTTAGGTGTTAATAATAAATTACGCCATGCCCAAGAAAAAGTTTTACCCATGGCACCACCTGTTTCTCCTCGCATAAATTCTTGCATTTTAGAAACGTTAGAAAAACCTTCAGCAATACCTCGAGTAGTATACTGACCTTGTAATCTATTTATTAATACACCATCTTTAAAATATTCTTGTACGTAAGGATCTATTTTTACAATATCTCTTCCAGGCATATCACCAAAAGCTCTTCTTGCTTCTAATGGTGTTGAGTGAAAAAATCCTCTTGCTCCTGCAGGAGTTCCCGCTTTTACAGTGTCTTTCATTGCTTGATCAACATCTAGTATTTCATCAAACAATTGATTTTTTCTAGCAATAATAGACAATCTATTAACACCTTCATAAATAGAATGTCTTACATCATCCACTTCACCAAATAATTTTCTAAATGCTTTACTACCTTTACCAATAACTTGTAAAGTTTTGTCTCCGCTAGGTAATTCTTTTTCTAATGTTTGTGCAAAAGTTTTTATATTATATGCATCATCTGCACCTTTAGTTAAGTTTTGATATTTAAATGTTGGTAACGTATCTTTTTTAGGATCCATGTTTCTTGCTGACTCTACAATGTCATCAACCATATTATCGGCTTCAAACTTATTAATTGGATTGTTATTTTTAGCGGCATATCTCATAAATATTTTAGCTACTTGATTTTTATCTGCAGCTGTTGGAGTAAATTTATTAAACAAACCTGCTTCTTTGTTTTGAAATAATTCGTAAGTATTACCAATATAATTTTTTATTCTATCTCCCATTAAAGCTCTTAAATCCACGGCTACACCAGGTGGTAAATCTGTTTTAGCACCGGGTCCACCTGCAGTAATGTTCAATAAATCTTTAAATTTTTCTCTAGTTTTATTTAAACCTTCAATGATAACATCTTTAGATTCTTGTGGCATCTTAGCTTTTTTCATTGATTTTAAAACTTTGTCACTTAATTCTTTGTTTAAACCTTTGTTTAAATCTCCAGCAAACAACAATTCATCTAAGTCTTGTAAAAATTTTTTACGTTCAGGATTAGAAGCCTTATCAAAAAAACTTTTAGTAGTAGGAAAAAATTTATTAACTTCCTTATCTATTCTTCCAACTTGTTCCATAGAAAAATTAGTGTCAGCCATTTTACGTGCATTTTCTCTCATCTTAGAAAGAAATACATCTTTAGGTTTTGATCCTCTAGGTCTAAAGGTTGCACCAAATTTATCTAATGCTCTAGCTATTTTAGAACTGCTGTAAGCTAATTCTTTTCCTTGTTTAGCTAAAGCTTTTGCACCAGCACCAATACCATAAACAAATGGTGTAACAAATATAGACTCAGATCCAAATTTAAATCTATTATATAATTTTCTTACAGCATCTTCTCTAGGATCTTCTCGTTCTTCTCTATCTAATTCAGTAAAAGGTCCAACACTTGTTTCAAACACATCACCAAAAGTTCCTATTTCTTCAGTGTCGCCTACTAATGTTTCACCGGCAGCACCACCTAAAACGATTGCACCAAATCTTTGTTTACCTGTAAGTTTATTTAATTGTTTAGCTTTCTTAATTCCTTTTTGTGCATTCTTACTCATGACGTTAGCATACTTACCAGTTCTTTTAGCTTTCAATGCTTTACTTGCAAGCTTAGTTGCTATCTTTGCACCTGCAGCAGCAGGTGTACCTATTTGTATTAATGCTTGTGTAAGTTTACCTATAGCTCTTTGTTCTGCTATTTCTTCAAAAGGATTTAATTTATCAAAAAATTTTTCAACATCATCTGCTACATCGGTGCCTGCTCCAAGGTCCATGAGCTCTGCTCCAAGAGACACCACTCCTTCTACAGTCTTAATAACTCCTGATGCAGCGCCTGCACCAAATGCACTTAGTCCACTAACTTCATCAGGTGTTTCTATATCTATATTAGTTTCATCAAAATTTACAAATGCAGAATTAGAAGTATCTTGTACTTCTGTTTTTTGTTTTTTCTTTTTATCTTTTTCTTGATTGTCGTCGAAGCTTATTAAGGCCATTTAACTCTCCTAAAATTCCTCGAGAGTTTCCTCATCGATAAATACAAATGCAGTTCTGTCTTTTGCATTTGTTTTTCTTAACATAAATCTATTTTTAGTTGGATCAAAGAATATACCGCC